AAAACAACAGAGTTGACTCTCTGATGCAGTTGTTGGAAGAAACAGAGGGCAAAGTTATTATTTGGGCAAATTATAGAGAAGACATAAAAAATATAGTACAATCTTTAAAAAAAGCTTACGGAGATGCGTCTACAGTCGAATATCACGGTGGGGTGGACTCTACCCTCCGCCAAGAGAACATTGCTCTATTTCAAGAGAAAAACGGCCCTACACGCTATTTTGTAGGAAACGCTCAGACTGGAGGGTATGGAATTACCCTGACTGCTGCTAATACGGTAGTATATTACTCTAACAACTATGACCTTGAAAAAAGACTACAGTCGGAAGATAGAGCACACCGTATCGGCCAGACTGGCAGTGTTACCTATGTTGACTTTGTGGCTGAGAATACGATAGACGATAAAATAGTTAAGGCACTAAGGAGTAAAATAAATATTGCTAATGAAATTATGGGCGAGGATATTAAGGACTGGATCTAAAGGAGTATCTGTTCGTATTTCGTCCGTCCTTCTACTTTGCTTGCTCTTAACACCTGTTTTCTTGGCTCTCCCGTCACCGCTGAACAGTGCACCCATCCAGAATTTGGATCTCCTTCATCATAAAATTCCAGAATTAACTGGTCAAACTCTGTATTTTTACTAATCCAAGTTGCAAGCTCCTTATTGTCAACTCCTGCTATTTCGAAATCTGCTGCCTCACCCCTGGCATGCTGTGACTTAGTCGAAGATCCGATAGCTTCGCACAGCTCTGGGCTACGATAGCCTGAAGATATCATGACCGACTTACCGAAGTGATCTCTCACTGGTTGTAGGACGGACTCCGCTAGGTGAATAAGGCTTTCTACATGCGCTGTTGATGGTTCATTTTTAATCCCTTTGCGCGTTGCAGTTTGAGATTTAGTCATCTCTGATAGTGAAAAGTTTGCTGATAGTTTCATATCATCCCCAATAAAGTTTCTATTACAATTAAACCAACGGCGCCCACCGTAGTTAAAACTACCCAATAGATTTTGTCTATTTTGCCCCCCAAAGCTTCTACGTCTAAGTGCACGTGTGAAATTTTTTCATCTAAATGTTTTAGATGGTTTGTTTTAATAACTTCTATTTCACGCTCTACACCCTTCACATGTCCATACAAAGAGATAACATGCTCTCGATCAGATTCTGGTATTATGCCTTGAACGGTATCGTTCATGCCATCCCCCTACTTCTTTGTTGAATAAGTTTTTCTGATGGCGATAATAAAGCATCTTCATTTGGAGTCAATCCTGTTTGTGGATTGACGTTTTGCATACTAGCCGTTCTTATAGTAGACGCATCTGGAACCGGTGTGCTTTCTAAAGGAGGTACTTGTGGTTCAACAGGAGCTTTACCTATTAAACTTTCAAACCCAGTTGCAGGAGCTTTAGGTGGTGGTGCCATCTGATCTCTTTCTGGGTCTAATAGATCTTTAAATTCAATTCTTCTCATCTCTCTTATAACTTTTCTAAGTTCATAGAAAGGTTTTAAATCTCGTTTGTTTATTATAATACCGTTTCTTTTATATTCCTTATAAAGTTCGTCAGCTCTTTGTTCTAATCCTGATTCTGAGAAAGAAACAGGTGTAAATTTACCATCTAGTAGGTTGTCTAAGTTTGGTACATTACGACCGTCTGGTCCTAGAACTTTTATAATTTGTTTTTCTGTTAACAAACCACTACTTAATGATTGGTTAAACATTTTCCACACTTCAAACTGTGCTTGTAAAGCTTCTTGTTGTATGTCTCTAAACTCAGCAGCCATAACTTTTGGTCCACGTTCCAATGCATTTTCTTTACTAAAGAAATGTTCTGTCTTATATGCATCAGATCTTATTTCTCTTATGTCAAGAGCTTTATAGTCAAGTGCGTTAACAGGATCTACATTCATAACAGAACCACCTAACAGTCTAAGTAATACATCGCCTAGTTCCATTACTCTACCGCCTTTAGTATCTAAACTTAATGCACCCATAACTTGACCGGCACTTCTAATAAAACCTGGAGCAATTGTTTCTAAAATATGGTTGAAGCTTTTTGAAACTTTTTCACCAAAGTCATCTGACTTACTAAATATTAATTTACCATCACGTGCTCTACCTTGTCTTGCCCATATATCAAACATAGGTTCAAGAGCAATAGTTTCTGTTGTAAACGGTTCAATCAGAGCCATAAGTGGACCAGCTGCATCAAAGATTCTATTATATACTTCACCGTCTATGTCTTTTATTAATCTTGGTTGATTTACTTCTCTAATAAATCCTTTAACAGGATCAGTAACATAAGCGTACGGGTTATAAGTAGATAAATCAAAAGCTTTAAATATGCCTGTCTTAGGATCTTGATTAGTTATAGGAACTAACATGTGATCTTGCATAAACCCCGGTCCAAGATCCCCTAAATAAACATCCACCATAGCCGGTGTTACGTCTGTTAGTGTATGACCTGTTGCTTTTATAGCTTCGTTAGCACCATACAAAGTGGTAAACTGTCCGAACAATGATCTATAACCCATTGCCTGTAGTCCTGGATTACCAGACGCAATGTGTTTTAAAGATGTAGATAGTGTAGTAGCACTAGTTCTTAACATTTCAGCAGGGAAAGATATAAAGTTACCAAGAGGTAGTTTTCTTAACGCCTGTACTACCGGTGGAACACGACTATATGTAGGATAAGTATCTCTAACTAAATGAGCTGCCATCTCTTCTATTCCTTCAGCAACTGTTTTGTTTATTCCTGTTTTAGGACTTAGTTCAATAAAATCTCTACCAATAATATCTTTAAAATATTTCTTTACATCAGCTATGTTTTTTGTGAACTGAGAAAGTTCTGACATGTAAAACTCGTGACCATACATTTTCCAAACGTTATCACCACCCGCATAGGTTCTTTGAACATATTGACTTAGTTCGGTGTTACCTATTTTTTGCAACATCTGGTTAAATCCACTGATAATAGGTTCACCTGTCGCTGTTCTTGTTCCTTTTAGATCTGCTAAGATTCCTGCTAACTCATTAGCCACAACGTTCTCATCAATAACACCAAGTTCAACTTTTCTTTCAATGTATTTTATTAGCTTATTTCTATCTACGTTTGGCCCTGCACCAAAGACATCATCTAACACCATTTTAAATGCTTGTGGTACACTTGCACTACCACCTATATGGCCTACGTTCATAGCAAATAAACTAGCTGATCCAAAGTTACGCATTTGTGTAGCTGGTGAGTAAAGTGTTTTACCTCCTTGAACCATAGCTTTAAATGCTAGTATGTTTTGGTATATTTTATATTTAAGTGCACTATCAAAAATACTGTAGCCACCTAATTGTCTAATAAGTTCTGGAGTACCAAACATACCAATAGCATCATTAGGTAAGAAACCTTGAGTTTTAATATCGTCTAGTCTAGCAGGATTTAATATCTTACCTTTACCCAAAGCTTCTTCAGCACTTCTAAATAACCAACCACCTTCTAAACCCATTTTTGCAATTTCATCTAATGCTATTTTTTGTTGTGTGCTGGCTATCATGTTTCCTGTTGTTTGTAATAAAGAAGATTTTAAATTCTTTTCTTCACCCAGTAATTTTCTAAGAGCAGCTGGAACTTCTTCTCCTGTTACAATTTTTAAATCATCTAGGTTTAGTTTCTTAGTTATCTTTTCTAAAGCTCTGAATGGATCATCTAGTTCATATCTAGCTGTGTGCATTATGTCAGCTACCTTTAGCTCTGCATAATCATCTATAGCTTTAGCTATAGGTTGATCTGGAAAAGCTTCTTCTGCTTGACGGAAAAGACCCGGTTCTTTTCTAATTAAGTCTTTTATATATTCTTTTGCATTTAATACAGCTTCTCTACCTGGTTGGAAAGATGAGTTTGTAAACATAGCAAAAGACCTTCTCATATATTTATCTATGTTAGAGGTTAGTAAATATTTAATAGGATCTGTTGTTGGTAACATTTCACCAAAATCTTTTTTTAAATCGTTAGTGTATTTTTTTAATTCTTTTGCTAATTCTCTTAGTTTTGGTGGCAATGCATCTGCTTTTATTTCACCTTGCAAATAATCAAGAACATCGTCTAAATATTTCTTTTGTATTGTTTGGTATTCTCCATATTTTTGGTGTCTTTCTTCAAATGCTTTAGCCATTTTGTAAGCTGTTCTTTCTATAGACCTTAAATATTTATCTACAACTCTAGATTTTGCTTTAATAAACAAATCAGTTTGATTGCTGACACCAAAAGCATCTTTAGTTAATTTACCTATGTCTCTAAATGCTGCTAGTTTGTTATCTATTCTAGCTAAGAATTGATGTAATGGGTCTTGACTATTAACAGAAAATTTTCTCCATTCTTCAAACTTAGGTAGTTTTCTACTAAAAGTTGGACCGTATTTAATACCAGAATAAGCCGCTTGTTTAGCATAAGCTAAGTCATATATACCTAAAGCTCCTCTAGCAAAAACTTGTTTACCTAAAAACTTAGCTGTTTCTTGTATAGTTTGAGCAGCAAACTGTCCTGTCTTTTGTATTGCTGTACCGAGCACCGGTATATTGTGAGGAGTGTATGGAATTTTACCGGCTAAAGTATCTGCTGCTATCTTTAAAGGTATACCTGCTAGTTGCAATGCACCACCAAACACTGATCTGTTAATACCTGGTATAGTTTTAAACGGTAATTTACCTGCACCAACAGCTAGCTTCATAGCCGCAGGTCCTACTAAAGGAAATAAACCACCAATAAGAGCTCCGTCCCCCGCAAAGCGTACTCTGTTTTTAAAATTGGCTACAGCTAATTCATCTCCTTTTAAGTCTTTAGTATCAATTGGAGTACCAGGAAGTAGTGTTGGGTCTTCAAACATCCTGTATAGACTATTGTAAGGACCTCCGGCGATGAAGTCAGTTGCGCCAAATATGGCAGCGCCTGTACCCATTCTTTTTGCGACGTTAGATACATTCATACCAAATCTGGCAGCACCTACAACATCGTCGTCAATATAACGTGTCATTGTGTTTACACCTTTAAGTCTTAAGGCTTTTTGTGCACGTGTTAATATCTTAGCAACTAAACCACCAGGAACTCCAAACTCAACAAGTAATGCAACCATGTCACCCATAAAAGTTTCAGGATCATTCTTATCTGTTTTTTCGTACATCTCTTTTAGTTTAGATTGTAAATCTGTTTTACCAAATGCAGCCAGATCAATTCCAGCTAAAACTAAATCCATTGTGTTGTATGTTAAATTCTTGATCCCCGTTTCTTGCGCCCTGTTTATTTCATCGATTACATCAATGTACGCGGCTTCTGGATCAGTCGATGGTGTTGGTCCTAATTGCACATAAGAATGTAAAAGGCCTTCTGTTTTTGGTAGATCAAGGTTTTGTTCTTTTCCTTGTCCTAAGATAGATGCAAGTATTAATGAAGGCATCATGTTCATTTTCATTTGTTGTTTAAACAATGGGTTTTGAGTTATGAGTTTTGGTAAACTAGACCATTTAAATTTAAGAGGTTTTTTATCAACCATCTCTTCAGCTATAGCTGCTTTTACCCTGTCTATCGTGTAATCTTTCTTTTCTAATTTATATCTAATACCAGGGTCTGTTGCATTAGCAATTCTTTCTCGGTCTATTTTTTCTTGGTCACTTAAAAAAACAGACATAGCATATTTTTGTGATTCTGGAAGAGACTCAAACATAGTTTGTTCTTTTACAGTCTCTCTTTTGTTTTCTAAGTATTTAGAAAAAACACCAAACTCTTCTTCTCCTGCATAACCACCTGGCTCATCTACTAATCCGCGTTTCGGTTTTACTGTTCCACCATCTTTTAATGGTTGACCTTCAGGAGTTTCTTCACCTTCTATCTTACGTATTAATCTTCTATATGATTCTCTTATGTCTGCTCTACTTGGCATAACTTGTGCTTTACTTCCTGCAGCCGCCTCTATTTTTGGATCAGTTCTAAGTTGATCACTTTTTGGTTTTTTAGGATCAAAGGGATCATATTTACCACCTGCAGATTGACCAAATATTACCAGTTTATTAGTAGTAGGATCATACATAGGTGTATAAACATTGTCAGCCAACATAGCATTGTCTGTTTGGTCTAAATTTTTCTTTATACCATCTAAAGCTGCTTTAAGTTTTTGTTCAATCGAAGCATCTTTTGAATGTGTTACACCAAATGTTGAAGCAACATCTTCTATCTGTTGTATTTGATCTGCAGACAGTTCTTCTCCGTTGTTTAAGGCTCTTCTTAAATCCATCATTTCTTCTTTTTTATCAAAGAAAAATATAATCTGATCTTCATAAGCTATGTGTCTACTGTTTTGTCCAGAAGTTAAAAGTTGAGCAGGCCTCATTACGAGTTCTTGTAGTTCAACAGGCACACGATCGTAGTATTTTTCTCTTAAAGAATGACCTCGGATAAATATATTTGTTACTTCTTTTCTATTTATACCAAAACGATCCATTGTTTTGCTGATAACATCTTCGTATACAGCTTCATACATAGGTTCTCCGTCTTCGTATTTTTCTCTTAAATTTATTTTATCCACTCTTCTAACTTCTTTATAATCTTCTATATCTAATATTCCCTCTTTAACCATATTGTCTATTATCTTAGAATGGTCCAACCCTTGCCCAGGTAAAACACCAAAAGCATCTTGATGAAGTTCAGCTTTGTAAGGAAGTCGACCATGTCTTTCTACAAAAAGTTCATATCTTCTTTGTATTTTGTCTTTTATTTCGTCCCTAACAGCTTTTATATTAGACTGTTTACCTTCTGATGCTGCACCAACAAATTTATTGCCTTTCATAAATTTATCTCTAATGTATTTTTGAGCTTCTGTAGTTCCACGAGGTAACCCTGCTTCTATTCGTTCAGCATCTGTTAAATAATCACTGTATTTTTTTTGACCGTTACTTTGGTAAGCTGCAGCTGCATCTAATTCGTTTGTATAAGCAATGTCAGCAGCTGACGTTCCACCATATACAGGATCATTAACTGTTGGTTTCCAATCAGGGTTTATTATTCCTTGTTCTATATCTATTTTTGGTCCAATACCTCTATTATCAAACAGGTGATCCTTTTGACTTTTAGTTAAATCAGCCCACGTAACACCCTCACCTTTATACATTGCAGCGGCTGTATCTAGTAAAGCTGTGTCTACTTCTATTTGTTTATAGGGACCTCCCTCTGGGTTTCTTTTCTTTAGTGTAGTAGTTGACTTACCACCGCCACCAAGTGTTGCAAAACTTGGGTTTACAACTTGACCTTCTTTAACGTTTGACATCATAGATATGCCTTCAGCTGTTGTTTGGTTTTGTACTTTCTTCATTTCTTCTAGAATAATAGGGTTGTTTTTAAATCTTTTTGTTTCTAATCTTATAATTTCTGCAGCTACTCTAGGATCAAAGTTAGCTCTTATAAAGCTTATATATTCATCTTGAAGAGCCAAGTATTGATCTAAGTTTGCATCTGATTTTTGTAACCAAGCTACTCGTGCATCGAATTGTTTACCCATAGAAGCTCTGTTCATTGCCCCACTTACTTTAACAATTCCTGTTTCTGCTAGTTTGTAAGGAGCTCTTATAACTGCATTAAGAGCTCCAGGGCTAGCTAAGAATACAGCTAACTCTGTATAGTCCGCACCTCTTTGTACAGGAGCCATGTATTGTGACATGTGTTCTTCGGGAACACCCATTACTTCTTGTAAATGATAGTTCATATAGTTAGTTACTTCATCTACAAGTTTAGGAACTCCAGCTAATTTGCCTTGAGAAAAAGTTTGATCTAAAAGATTCATCCAATAGTTTCCTCCTTCAGGAACATTGGTACCTAGTATTGCTTGACTAAAATCTTTTTTTGCTTGTTCATTAAAATACGTGTTTGGAATAACCATGGCTAGCCCTGTTCCAAAATCAACAATATCTTCTCCTACGTTGAGAGCACTATGTGCATAAAGTCGTGGGTCTTTAGCTCCTGCGTACATATAATCTACCATGTCACTTGCAATAGGAGTGATTAAATTATTTACATAAGCGGCCTCTTGCATCGTTCCATAATTTAATTTTTCCGTAAGAGACATTTCATCGTATGGTTTACGAAGTCGATTTATAGCTGCTGTGTTGTCTATTAATTGCTGGTTTCTATCAAACAAACTTCCTGCTTCTTCGTAATCGTATTTGTTTTTAACAAACGCATCTACAGCGCTACCAATCTGGCTCATGTATTCGTCAGATTCAGGGTCTAAATCAAATATACCTGGTTGTGTGGTTCTAAGAAATTCACTCCACTGCGGATCAAAACCAAAACCTAAAGCTCTGTTTAAATTTTCTTGCATGAACTCTTCAGAATAATAGTTCTCCGTGTCGTACGGATCTCTAAGGTTCATTAATCCTGATGGATGTGTTCTGTCAGGCATTTAAGCCACCTGAGTTGGCATTTGTAAATCTGAATTATATTTCTTGTTAAATACTTGTACGTCCTGTGGTGTTTGTATTTTTGCAAAATCTACCATGGCTTCCTCACTACTCATAATAAGTTTTATAACTTGATCACTTACCTCTGCAGGTAATCTTTGTCTAAGTTCTGCAAAACTTAAATCTATGTTTTGTGATTCAGCTACAGGCATTTCATCAGAATAAGGATCATCACCTGGCTCTGGGAACTGGCCACCTTCTAGTTCTTTTTCTTTATATCTTCTCATGTATTCGTCTTCAGGTGTACCACCATAATTAAGACCAACACGACCACCGTCTTTAAGTCCTTGAGGTATATAAACATCAACAACAATCTCAGAGAACATTTTCTTGAGCATTGCATCGTAAACTTGAGAATAAGTCATGTCGTAATATGGACTATTTGGATCAGTTAATTCTCCAGACTCTTCAATAGCTCCTGCTAAATCTTCAACAGCAGTTAAGAAATCTTTATCTCTTAGTAGTGTAGCTTTTTCTGTAGATGCTGCTCTAGTAGATTCACCATACAATCCATTTAATAATTTATTTTTTAAGTTTTTATATTCTTCAGAATCTTCATCTAAGTTTGCCATTTCCTCAATTATTTTTTGGCCTTCTTCTAGTATGTACTGAACTTCAAAATCGTATGGTTTTAATTTTGCTTCTTCTTTTAAAAGATTTACGGCATTATCGTATTCTGTTTGTAGTTTGTCGTTTTCAAATGTTACTGTTTTTTCAAATAAATCTAATTCAAATTGTTGTGCATCATCTTGTAATTCCGACTGTGCTTGTTGTGTATCATCTTGCATGAATCTTTCTCTTGCAAACGCCATCTTATCGCTTTCTGATTGTATTGCAGCACTAGCCATAGCAGAATCATATACACCTTTTCTATTTAGATAATCACTTCTTCTTGCATCACTTGCAGTTGCTAAGTCCACACCTAAGCTACTTAATGCTGGAGAAGCTGATTGCAATGCACCAAGTGCTCCACTTCTTCCTGAAGGAGGTGCTCCCATTATCTCTGCACCTGCCGCTGCAATTCTTAAATAATCACTTTGTGTTAACCCTGAAGGTTTAACAGGTTCTTGCATATAACTGGCCAGTATATCTGCGTAGTTGCTTTGCTCTGGTGGTTCTTCTCCTGCATAACCTCCTGGTCCATCCACCAAACCTCTTTTAGGTACAGTACCACCGTGTTTAAAACCAGCTACTATACCGGTGTCAGGGTTTGTTACATTACCACCCCGTCTAAACATAGGTCTGTGTAATACTCTAGCCACTGTTCATTGCTCCTAATATACCACCTATACCAATACCACCACCTAGAAGAGTTTGAAGTGTACTAGGTTCTGGAGTTTGCTGATAAACAGTTGATGAAGGTGTACCATAAGCTGCACCAAGATATTGACCAAGGTTCCCCATAGTTTGTGCAGGAGCAAGTTCGAGTCCTTGAGCTTGTGCTTGAGCTTGATCCAGAAGTGCTTGTTGGTAAAGCTGATTTTGTTGACCCATTGTAGTGTAAGAATCTAACAAATTATTTATTCCTGTTAGTCCAAACGTGCCTACATTTAATCCTTGGTTAGCTTGTGTGTTATACATTCCTAGTTGATTAGATAACATGTCTTGTTGAGCAGCCCCTACTCCTTGTTGAGCAGCTCCTGCTGTTCCATATAAACCCACGTTCCCCGTTGCTTGATTCATTGCTTGTTGACCAATGTTTAATTGTTGACCTGCTTGTGCCGCTTGTTGTGCACCAACGTTTAACTGATTAGATCCCATGTTTAATTGGTTGTTCAACGCTTGGTTTGCCAGCATGTTAGCTTGTTGGTAACCTTGGTTTAGTAAACTAGCTTGTAACATCGCTCTATTTCTTTGGGAGTCAGCTGCTAATTGACTTTGAGCAACACCAACTCTTGAACCACCGTATGCATTACCAGCACTTGCTCCAAGTTGTGCTTGTTGTATTGCTGCTTGGTTATCGTATTCAGCTAAAGTTGCATCCATAACTTGTTGCTGATAAGGCGACATAAATTGTTGGTATGCATTAGGACCTTGATAAGATGCGGCACCTTGCATTGCACCTAAAGATCCTTGTGTTGTTTGCCCCGCTGTTGTTAATCCTGTACCTGCTGCAGCCATGTAAGGATCAGCGACGCTTTGTCCTGAGATAGCAGCTAAACTACCTAAGTTAGCAGTGTCCGCAGCATTTTGTAAAGCCGTGGACCCCGCTCCAATATTTGTGTTTAATAAACCTTGTGCACTTGCACCAAGTGTATTTGCATCTGAAATATAATCTTGATATGCACCAAGACCACCTGAAGGTGCTGATGATAAACCTTGTGCGATTTGTTGTGCATCCGAAGCTAACGCATCTTGTCCAGCAACAAACTGACTACCATACATTTGATTAGGATCAGCATAAAAAGGTGAACCTGTTATGGCATTGTTGCCTTGAAAATATTGTGAAAAATTCTCACCTATCGCGGTGACGTAACCCGGAGGTAACTGTTGTGTAATCTGTGTTGCCATTAAGCCATTGCCTCTAATCGATCCATAGTTTGATACATATATTTAGCAGCGGCGCGTGGATCTCCGCTTCCGCCCATCATTTTATCTAAACCCTTCATTGCATCTGCTGTTAAAACAAACTCATTTTTTGACAACATTGCAGGTACATCGTCGGCTCTTTCTTTTACACCTTGTGAAACAAACGTACCTTCTCTTCCGTCTAATTGCATACCTTGTGGTACGCCTGGAGCAGCTTGAGTAATTCCGCCCATATTATAACCGACTCTACCACCATTAGCCATCATAAATCTTTGGTACAATTCGTATAAATGATCTTCTCTATATGGTGAATTTTCATAAGTATGTCCAGCTGTTCTTTCATAACTCTTGAACCACTCTGACCATATCTTTCTTTCCTCTTCTTCGTCTTCTAGTTTTGCTTTATCAATTTCGTCTTTTAATGCCATAACAGAACCTAATGTTCCAGCTACAGCCACAGTTTGTAGTGCTTTACCAAAGTTAAAATCTGTATACGCACCTGTTATTGGATCGTATTCTCCAAACCCAGGCATAACTCCACCAGCTAAAGAAGAACCCATGTCAGCAGCTTTTTCATACCACTTAGGTTCGTAGCCAGGCGCTACATCTGTATCTACTGTCAGTCCAGCATCTTTTATATATGCTCTTTGTTCTAACGGAGAAAGGTCATCTTTAAATTCTGTTTGTTCATCTGCTGTGTATCCTGCAAATTCATCAGATTTTAAAAATTCATCTGTAGTCATAGGTTTTGACTCAGTACTACCATACTTCCAAGTTTCATATTTGTTTTTAAAGTCTTTCATTGTCTTGTCGTCATATCCAGAATCGGCTCCAAACATATTGCCACTATAAGGTTTTAAACCACTGCCTGCATCTCTTAAAAACTTACTACTATAATCACCGCCTGTTTTTAATGTAGGATCAAGAAAATTCATAAACGAATTAGATTTAGCTCCTACGTCTCCACCCATGGTATTTTTAAAGCCAGCTGACATTCTTTGTCCAATAGTTCCTTTTGTTGGATCAAATCTACCTGCTTCCCTTATTGCTCTTGCTTGAGGTGATGCTAACGCAATACCAGTTGCTAGTGCTGAATAAGGATCAAACTTTCCTTCTCTTTCTTTAAACGAACCAAGTTGGCTGAGAGCCATACTTCCGTAGATACCAAGCTGTGGAGCTACCATAGGTGCTATAGCACCTAAATAAGGAGCGATCTCCTTTGGTACTAAAGCGTCTCCTAACCAATCAAAAAATGAACTCATTAACTAGACCCGCCTCCCAGTGGTAATTGTACAACTTTTACGTGTATATCTGTGGCTTTATGAACTGCCCAAGATTCGCCGCAGTTCGAGCAGGTGCCGGTTGCCTGTTCTTCTGAATCTACTTCATTTCCACAGTTTTTACAATATATTCGTTGATATACTTCAGGTTGTATTATAGGGACTTTTTTATTATCCCCTATCTGTGTATGACCCAAAACCTTAGCGTCTTGTACTTTCTTCATGGTGTTATCTCCAGTATGGAAGCCACAACGTGAAGAGCATTGCCTCCACTTGCTTGAACTTTTAAAATATCACTATTTTCCAATACAATAGGTCTAGTTAACAATTCCTCATAAGTATTTGCACCTATGCTTTTTAAATTAGCTATCTTAATATCAGTACTTAGGCTAGCGTCCGTTATCAACGCGGTTATGGTAACAGCACCCGCACTATCATTAGTTACCCTTATAGCATTAACTATAGCTTGCACCGGTTTTTGTGGTGGGGTAGTTGTTACGTCTGCTGTTGGGACCGTATACAAAGTAGTTAGGTTTGTGTTAGCTAAATCTACGCTTCTATTTAAATATACATCACTCATACTAAAAACCACTTTCTTGCATTTAGTTCATCTTTAACATCTTGTTGGTATGTAAAGTTTAATTGTTGAACTATGTTTTCTAACTCACGTATTAACATATCTTGCTGTGTTCTATCAAATATTTCTTTTGGTAAAGGAAACCTTGTTACTCTAATCTTTGCCATTATCTAGATCCGTCCGGTGTTACATCTAATCGTAAAGTTCCAAATCGCCAATCAGTATCTACTGAATTATTAGATATTTTAACATTTGCTTGTCGACCTCTACCACGAACAGAGAAATATTTAGTTGTAGGTGATATACCTGTTTTTTGAAACGTTCTTATATTAGATGTTGTTGGATAGTTTGCAAAATTTATATCAATAGTGATGTCACCAACTTGGTTTTTAAAATCAGGTATAACTCTACTTGTATGAAAAACAGTTTGCCCATCCTCAATATCAAAATCACCTGAAGTTATAAATGCTTCCATATTACCACCATCAGCATTTAAACCTGTTTCATGACTATAGATTGTAGAACAACCAGCAGTTACACCGTGTATAACTTCGTTGTTTGGTAATGAGGTTGAACTATAATAAACACCGTATGGTTTTGGATAAACACCACGATCAATCCATGTTGTTCTAGCCAAGTCATTTGTATACCAAACGTTCTCTAAATAATTATAGGTTACGCTTCGATCTAAATAATCAGAACCATTAGAAGCATAGTACCAAGTAACTTCGTTATAGTCAGAATTAATACCACAACAGATTTGTACATAAGAAGACGTTTCAATATCGTCGTAAACATAATCTTGAACTAAACAATCTAGTTTTTTAACAGCACCGTCAAACATATAAAAAGAAGTTTGAGACATCCAATAAGTTACACCATTGATTTCAGCCATAGCTTGTGGAGACACTGCTCCACAGTTAGAACCAATTTGTGTTAAACCAAAAATAAAAGGAGGTCCAATGTTATTAACAACATGTAATGCGGTGTCAGTCCACACAAGAATAGATCCACGAGAACGGACAGCAGCCATTATCTTAGATCCATCTTGCACTCTAAACGATCCAGCTGTATTGGTGCTTGATGGCGTCCAATTAGTGTAATCTTCTTGTGAAGAAAATCTAAAAAATAAATCATCTTGTGTGTTTGCTTGACCTATAGTTGTTTCCGTACCCATTAAAAATATATGTCTGTCAGGTGAAGAAACTAAAACAACTCTACTTGTTCCTGGCGCTTGTGAAATCTTTACCGCTCTGTTTGATGTTCCACCAGATAAATCCCAACGGAACAATGCACCATCTCCTCGACAAGCTAACAGGTCTTCACCAAACGTATCAAAGCTCCAGCTTGTTGCTTCAAGAATTAAGTTAGACCCTTGTCTAGCTTCACCCCAACCATCAACGCCTGTTGTTGTACCCCATGTTCCAGTACCCCAACCAAAACCGTATGAACTTCTAGCTGCACCAACAGGTAATTGATACTTCGCGTTTCCCGATCCACCGCCTCCGTTTGTAGATCCAGAAGCTGCACTACTATGTGTTAATGTATAATTATTTGCATCTGTTACTGTTGTAACTTCAAACTCACCATTCATGTCTAATCCGTCTATTGCACTAAACGAATCAAAGGTTACAAAATCCCCGACGCTCGCTCCGTGCGACGTGTGTGTAACAGTCACTGTAGCTGTGCCGTTTGTTGTAAATGGATTTGACAATGATGCTTCTAATCTAAGGGGTGTAATGTCATAACTAACACCTTCTGAATACACATACAGTTTTCTATCTGTTCCAATGGCAATATATCTTACACCATTAAGAGAAACCCATGCATGACTAGCACGAGCAACACCTACTAATCTTTCTTGTTGCACCTTTGACCAACCACCTATCTTTTCTGGTAGTCCATTTCTAAATCTAACGTTTTTAGAATCAACCCACTTACCTTCAGCACCGTAAGTTGTTATTTGTTTATCTATTCCTGGAGCAAATTGTACTTTTGATAAAGGCATTATTCTTTTTCCTCGTCTTCTATAACATTTCCATCACTATCATATTTTATGGGAACACTATCCTTCATGAAATTTTCTACAGGTAGAGGATTAGCTAGTTGTTCAATCATAGCCTTGTCTCTTTGGTCTTGTAGTTCTTCATTTGTTGGACCTTGCATATGTTCCTCATACCTTTCTTCAAGGACTTTACCATTTGCATCTATTTTTTGGTATGTTATATTTTTAACTATATTAGGCATTATAATCCATCCGTTCCTGCATTTACACAATTTGCAAAATCTCCCAATCTTACACCAAATTTTACATTAGAGATAGGCAGATTTGTATTTGATTGTCTCCAACCATAAGATTGAGCGCCAGTGTTTAAAGCTGGAGATATACTTTTTACATAACCATTAGGGGCAGAAGTCGTAGCTGAAATGCTTCCACCTACTCCTCCCTGATCAAGAGGGTCCCAAGATGTAGCTAGTTGATGATACTCAGTCCGAACTGACGGACCAGGCGAAGCCGTTTGTGGCTTTGTCTTAGTAAGATCACTATCATTTCTATATATATATAAATTAGCACCACTGGCATATCCTCGAATGCCATTGCCATTTAAAATACCTGCACCATCACCCATATTTCCGCCTGGAGGGAACTGGCTGTTATAAGATGGACTAGAGTTTGGACCACCCACATTATTCATAAAGTTTGCTATTTCACTAGCAACAGTGCTAGGCGATGCTCCTGCGGTATGATAAATATAGTTGGTCCATGAAAAATTTGTACCAAACTCATCTACAAAATACATTGAAATTTTAGAATGAGCGTTTGTATCTATTGCTCTTGCTTCATGTCCAGAACCCCAAAGTCCTCCTGATTGATTACCATAAACGTAAGCACTTCCATCATACCAAGACATACCAAACATACCACCATTAGTTGAACTCGTGTTTGACCAAAATATATCTCGACCTGTGTTATTGGTTAAAGCGACAGTTAACACTGCACCACTACGAGAGTAGTTAACTGCAATGTTAGAACTACCAGGAAACGGAGTTCCACCAAAAGTAAAAGAATTTGAATTATTGTTTGCCCAGTAAGCCGCAACGTCAGGTCCATTATTACCATAGTTTCCCGATCCACCAACATAGTTACCACCAGCTGTTGAACCATTATCGCCTCTTACATTAACTTGTACATAGGGTCCAGTATTCCAAGCTTGACCCAAACCTAACCCATCACCCCCTCCTGGAGAAGTATAGTTTATTGGGTAATAAAACATTCCACTGTAGAGAACAGACCCACCAGATGCTAAAGGAGAAAAAGATGTACATGTTTGCCTTGCATAACCTGTTTGTCCGTTTTTTATAATACCTACATCCTTTGCAGTTGGATAAGGCCCTATGGGCATATAAGAAGCAGGATTATATTCTGTCCCACCTGTTCCAGTAAAATTAAATTTCCACATTGGTCTTTTGTTTGATTTAGTTACACTTGCTGGATTGGAATTTGGTATTAAATTAATTGCCAAAGGAGTTCTTACAGAAGCAATGTCAGCGTGTAATGGAACACTGGCACTGTTAGGTAAACCACCAGCTGGATAGGTAGGAACTTCAGATCCTAACTTAGATGCATAAAACCAAGATTGAGACATTAATTCTGTGTTTGAACAAACCCATAACATATTCCAAGTAGTAGGGTCTTGTCCCGTATTACCTTGACCAACGGGTATACCTGTTCCTGGACTGTTAAGACGATTCATACGAGTCGTATTTTTTCTAAGAACATAGTCGCTGGTCGAATTCGTTTTATCTCCTGATTGCCACCTACCTTGTACACTTGCTGGTCCAATTACAGTTGCATAATTACTTGCTGTAGTTTTATCACTAGCGTGTTCAGGAAAATAATAATTTGGACTAGCACCATTTATAAAAGTCGGAGTTACACCAGATGTGTTAGGAAAATTAGCAGTTTGAAGATCAAGAATTACCCAGGTAAAACCATTTGACCAAAATTGATTGCTTGTGTTATATACAGCTCCATTATTAGTAACACCTGTTGCTAAATTTGATCCACTACTATTAGGTGTAGTGCATATATAAAACGGAATATCTACACTAGAATTTAAAGCAAAATATATTTTTCTAGTTCTTTTTGTTACGTACAGGATAGGAAAGTTTAGCATGCAATAATCAGATGAAGAATTGAACGCGTTTGTGACTTCCTCGCTATTACTATTATTAATAAGCGTGTAAGCTAAATTTCCACCTGTTGCTTGGTTTTGAACAGGATGAACAAAACGTTTTACATCTAAACCACGATAAGGTCCTTGACCATCTCTTTGTTCATTCATAAAGTCACCATCGTCAAGGGCAAATAAGGATCCCAGCCTTGTGTCTCCATTTCTTGTGAGAGCGTGGTTGGAATTATAAGCCGCTGGGGGATTAGTTCCTTCACCTAAAGAACTATTACCAAACGATGAAAAAATATGTCTACCATCAGGCGCATTATAAGTACCACTTGCATCAGAAATTGAGTCTCCCCAAGTTACGCCCATTTCAAGTTGTGTTGAATTAAATCTAAAATAAGTTCTAGTTACAGGAGGAGAAACTCCACTAGTTTTACTACCGGTTATTGCTTGGTACGGTCCAGCATCTGGCCAAGTTTCTTTTGTAACGGTTACATATAAATCAGCGTTTGTAGTTGTACGATCAGCGGTGTAGTCTCCAAGTTTTACATTAGTAGCTGGTTGACCCCACTCACTAGCTAACGAACTTAATGTTATGCCTGTACCTAAATTACCTATTGTCATGGTTCACCTTGGCGGACAGCTCATTAATTGCTTGCACAAGCAGTCCAATTAATTTTTCATACTTCACACCAAGTGTGCCATCTTCTCTCTCAGCAACAACTTCAGGACAAACTTTAGCAACGTCCTGAGCAACAATTCCTACATCGTGTTTTCTTACAAAATACCCATCTTCGCCACCACGTTTTTTAATATGGTCAGCTTTCCAATCAAACTCAACACCACGAATAGCATTAACTTTTTCTAGTGCATCTGTTATTGTAGTTATGTTTTCTTTTAATCTTTCATCAGATGTATAATAAGCAGTGACTTCAGAACTAAACCTACCTTCTCCTCCATTTGTTAAAAAAACTGTATTAGAATTAGCTGTAGAGTTAGTAAAAAGTTTCAAACCTACATCACCGATTAAAGCAACCTGATGATTAGCAGCTGAATTGCTTTTAATTTCACCACTAGCACCATTTAAAGAAACATAAGAATTGGAACCACTTTCAAATTTCCAAGGAACCGTACCTCCGTCTCTAAATTTTCCATCGTAGATATAGTTATTGTTTCCATTAGTGCCAAAATTTAATTGTACTCCATTAGCTAATGTAGCATTAGCAGCCATTGTGCCACCAGATCCTTTAGAAAGTTTATCTGCTAGCCCTGTTGTAACATCCTGAGCTAATCCATTTAAATGACCAAGTTCTGTGCTATCAATAGTACCAGGTTTTACTGATGTAGTTTCAATCGAGTTAGCAACTATAGCACTACCGTCAATTGCATATTTTTTTGATTCGTAAGTAGCCATAAATTATTCTCCCGTGCTTTTTGGTCTTCCTAGGGCCTCGTTAGTGTTTATACCATCTGGGTCTGCTAGTATATCAATTCTTACAACTATTGTAACCGCTAAATTCTTGGACATAAACTCCTCGACCACGTTATCAATGTTTTTCTCAGAAACGTATTCCTTATTATGGATAACCCCATCCCCATTATCATAGTACATTTTATATGTTGCCATTATACAATCCTCACAAATTTAAACGAAGCACGGCCATTTCCTCCTGGTCCTCCGGGGGTACTACCACCACCTAAAGAAGGGTTGTAACTAATTTGACCTGCGCCTCCTCCCCCTCCGGCACCCAAACCACCAGGTTGACCTATTGAACTATTCGTTCCTCCAGCTCCACCTGAACCACCACCAGGTGATGATTGAGGAGCTCCAGCTGAACCATTAATTAAACAGTTATCACCACCACAGTTTCCTCCAGCTCCACCTGCGGCTCCATTATTATGTGACCCAGAACCTATAACTGTACCAGCGTTAGTAGTGCCTGTTACGCCTCCGGCTACATTAGTTGCAGCACCTCCGCCACCTGCACTGTTACTACGAAGAGGTCCTTGAACTCCACCACCAGAACACGAAGCACCTCCGCCTCCTGAAAATACACCTAATAAACCTGTAGAAGTACCTGTAATAGTTGTGTTACCGCCTGTTCCAGAAGAGCCACTATATACACCTGTTCCTGCAGCTCCACCTCCTCCGATTGCGATAGTTATTGTTTCACCTTCTGTAACTGACCAAGCTTTATTAGTCACTCTAGCACCTGATCCTCCACCACCTCCAGCAGATTCTCCTCCAGCTTTATCATAATCAGCACCACGTTGACCACCGCCTCCTCCACCAAAAGCATATTCAAAATAGATAGCGTTAGCACCTTGTGGTACAACATATGCGTTGTTGCCCACACTGGACACGGTTGTAAAACTAGCTGGTTCTTGATACGCTACAAAAACTTGTCTCCAAGTTCCATTATCATTTACGTAAGCTTCTTGTACAGCTCTCCAAGTAGAGCTGTCTTTAACATGTATTTCTTGTATTTCTCTCCAAGCAAGAGTAGCGTCTTTAACAAATGTTTTTGCAGCCATTAATATTTATACCAAACATCACCATTAACGCCTCCGCTAGGGTCAGACGTACTCAAAGTGTAGTTATGGCCTCCTCTCGCGTTTGCTAAAGTTCCGCTAGATATATTACTTGCATTTAAACTTGTAAGTGCTGAACCATCCCCTGATACAGAAGTCGCAGTTACTGAACCATTAACATCGATACCGCCAGAAGTAGTATCTAGTTTTTTAGCATTACTATAATAAAGTCCAATACCAGCATTTTCTATACATGTAATAAAGTCATCATTATCAGTTTGAGATTTTAAAACGATATTATTACCTCTAATATGTAAAGGTCCTGATCCACTTTCAGTTATAAAACTAGTGTCATTACTATCATCGTGATGAATAGTTAAATCATTTCCTGCACCAAATTTAGCTTTTATGTCGTCAGCAAAAGAGATTCCATTACTGGTGATAGTACCCCCAGCCGCACTTAATTTTGTTCCTAGTTGTGTATTGATAGAGGTATCTGTATCTACTGTTTGAAACTCAGCATTAGTAACACTTCCATCTGCTATGTTTGCAGCATTAATACCGGTTACGTTTGCACCTGAAATTGCATATCGTTTAGATTCATATGTTGCCACATTATTTCTCCGTTAATTTCCAACCGTAAGAACTTCCGCAAAAAACAAGTTTAAAAGCAGCATCATTTGTATTAACAGTTCCAGTTGTACCTGCAGTACCCCCAAAAACAATACCGCCAGCTTGTGGGTCAATTGTTAAAGCATTACTTGCAAATGTTCCTCGTAAATCTAAAAAACCTATTGTGTCACCAACAGCAGAAGATCCGTGAGTTGGTAAAGTTAAAGTAACAGGGTTAGTGTTAGTGTCTACAAGTATGTTTTGGTTTTTATAAACATTGTCCGTAGCAGTAGATACTGTTCTCCAGTTAGCACTAGCTCCAGCTTCTAATGGATACCAATCTGTTCCATTTGTTGCTACAAATTTAGTATTACCAGGAGCAATAGTAATTGTATTACCAGAACTTCCACCAGTTCCATCTCCTGATCTTAATGTAAGTACACCATCAGAGTCTGCTGCTGCACCATTAACAACATAAGCAATTCTTTCTTTTCCTGTTACAAACTGTACTGTGTGTGCTGTTGTGTGACCATAAAACCTAAAAGCAGCATTACGGAACTGATTACCACCTGAGATTGTTCCTGTACCTGTTCTTGCAACAGGACCATCGTCGTTAGATAATATATAAGGGTTAGGTGCTGGTGATGCTAAATTAATTTCTAAAACACCTGAAATCGCTTCATCAATTGTTGTATCGAAAGTATTATTGGTTGTGTTACCCCAGGAGTTAGCTTGTTCTCCAATTCCTATTTTTTCTATTTTTAATCTACTTGTATAACTCGACGCCATATTGCCTCCTAATTAGTACTGCTATCTACAGGTGTCCATGTATTACCACCTGTAGTTGTGGAATCTACTGGAGTCCAAGTTGAACTATCAGATGGTGTTATTGGAGTCCAAGTTGAGCTGTTGGAATCATTCACATCTGTCCACGTGCTTCCTCCTGTAGTTGTATCATCTACGTCGGTCCATGTAAAGATAAACGATTGTCCTGCTTCAGCTGTTATAGACACACCTGTTAAGATAGTACTTAGAGCACCACCCACTTGCCCAATATTACCTGTAATCGGTAAACCTGCAGGTACTGCAGATAGATTTATGGTAACAGAGTCATTAGCAGCTGTTATTTCTACGCCTGTAGTTGGAGCAGTTTGATCAGCGCTTATACCAACACTACCTACATTTCCTGTCATTTCTACACCTGTTGGGTAAACAATAAAGAATACTTCAGCTACAACTGCTCCTAAATGACCAGTAATCTCATTACCTGTTGCATCTATGATGTTATTTGTTTCCAAAGCAATAGTGCCAACATTGCTAGTTATAGGTAAACCTGTAGTTACAAGTGAAAGAGAATATGTTGCTGATGGAGCAGGGGATGTAATTTCTAGTCCTGTTGGACTAACGGTTGCTCCGGCACTAATTGTTACAGTGCCTACATTACCTGTCATTGTACTTTGACTTGCAACGTGAGTTAAAACAATTGGTAACTGTGATGGCTCTGCCATAACCAATTGTTCTTGCATGTCGACATGGTGAATGTGTTGTAGAACAGCATCACCTAAATGCCCTTGTATCTCTAATCCTGTTGCATAAATAATTGGACTAACGGGTATGTTTCCTACACCACCGAAAGAAGAATTAACACCAGCAAAGGCATGACCTCCAAACATTAAGACTCCTTACATTTACAATCACACTTGCTTCTGTCTACGTATTCTTTCAATTCTTTTACCGCCTGAATTAATAAACCAACTGTGTTTCCATATTTCATTGTACGTATGTCATCCAAATGTTCAAAAGGCTTTTCTGATGTTTTTGCTATTGAAACTAATTCAGGTACAACTTTTTCTACCTCTTGTGCAATAACACCTATGTTCTCTTCATCATCTTGTTTATGTGTGTAATACACTCCCCTAAGCTTACAAACTTTATCTAATGCATTGTCAATTGTACTAATATTATATTTTATTCTCTCATCACTATAAGCTGTGACGTTGCCCGTCGCCGTAAAAGAGCCCGAGTATGTACCAGACATTGTTATAGTGCCATTACCCGTATTTAAACCAATACCATTTCCCGCCGATACAGTTGTTGCTCCGCCACTTGTAACTTGAGTAAGTGTTCCTGTGTTTGTTGTATACCCCGCTCCATTAGTTAATTGGTTGTTGTTTGTTGGAACAGTTGGTGTGCCAGATAAATCTGAATAAGCACCACTTGTAGCTACAGTTGCAAGACTAGGAGTTCCTGAAACGTTTGCGTATGCAACCTGTGCGAAAGCTCCGTTATGAGCGAGGAAGTGACCAGAAGTTCCTGCAGCAGGAACAAGACCTGAGTTACCTTTTGGTTGTCCTGCGTCGAATACAATATCACCTGTCATTGTACCACCAGCTTTAGGTAAGGCAGCGTTAGCCGTTGTGTTTGCGTTTGTTGCAGTCGTAGTTGTAGAAGTTAAGACAGCATCTCTTGCTGCAATATCAACTCCGTCAACCGTACCACCAACCGTTATATTATTACCAACATCTACATTATTACTTACATCTTCAAAAACAGCTTTTGATGCAGGTTGTGTACAAAATATGTATTTCGTACCTGATGTAAAATTAACGTGGTTGTCTGAATTAGAACTAGTAAGAACATTGGTTCTGGTTATGTTAGCCGCTGTTGCGTCTAAAGTTCCATGACCTACTTCCCATTCGTTTGCTGCTAAATGATAGATTGCGTAATACGTTTCATTATTACCGCCTATGCCTTGTGCAAAAGTTTCAAAACCATCAATAGCACTACCAAGAGATAAGTTACCTGTGCCTGTGTCTGAGCTAGATACTTTAACTCTATCATTAAGAACGAAAGCCATAAGACCCCCTATGAACTAGTTAATCGTATAATCTCTGATCCGCCACCTGCTGTTGGAAACTGAACTGTAAATGTTCCGTTTGCAGATGTAAATGTACCACCAAAACTTAAAGTACAAACAGCGTTGTTAGTTAAAGTTCCCAAAGTATTATAGATTAATGCTCCTGCTGCTGAAAAACTAGAGTTGGTCCACTCTGCATTATTAAAATCCACATAAGCTGTTGCACTAGTAGCACCACCATTTACAGCATTTCCAGTAAGTGTGTTTCCTCCAGTTGTATATCCACTGCCGTTTGCTACTTGGTTTGTTGTAGCCGCGTAGTTTGCAGTAGTTGCATTTAAAGTAGCTGTAGCTGTGTATAATGCAATTTTATACGTGCCTGTTGCAAAATTGTGTGACCCCTTAAACAGTTCCTCTTTAAAAACATTTGCTATTTTATTTTGAATCGTCATTTATTTTCTCCTTAAGGATTATTAGATGGTAGAGCAACACGCAAACCACCATCCCTATATTCGTCTCTTTTTCTTTTGCCAAGTTGTTCTTGGGCAAGTGATTGGAGAGCTTCTTGAAAAGATTGCTCATACACTTGTAATTGTTCAGGAGACTTTAAAAATTTATAAGCCTCACATAAGCACGCGTATAGAAGCACACGTGGAGCATTTAAGCTTACCCAGTTACCTGCTCCTGCTGAATTGCTAGGGTTGTCTGTACTGGTTTTTACACCAGTCGGTAACTTAGTAATAGCTAACTCTACTTTATAAGCCGTATTAGGGGTTGGAGCAATGATTATTTTGTTTGGCTCCCAATATCCATAATACTTAGGCATTATACTAGACCCTGTAGTTCTAGTAGGATAATACTCGGCTATAAAGCTTAAATCTTTTCTTTCCAAATTATATCTAGTTCTGTCTCCAGAATCTACATAGATGGTAGCCCACCTAATAGTAGCTGTAGTCCCGATCCCCGATCCAGGAAGCGAAACAAATGGATTACCTGCTTGAGTGTTATTTGATAGCTCGTATCCTTTATAAGCATCTAATTCTATGCTTCTAAATATTCTGTCTTCAGAATGTTCTATTATGTCATCTATAATAGTAGTCGTTAAAACATTGCTATCTGTTTCTGTGTAGTCTCTAATCTGTGTTACTAATTCTGCGTATGTTGTCATGCTACTAATGATACAGGACCCGCTGATACAAGTCCACCTCCAGTTTTCTTAGAACCAGGACTTTGCCAGTACTTATATCCAGCTCCTCCTGCTCCGGTAAATTGATTAATATATCTCGAGCTATCATCCACTAATACAGATAAAGCATTACCATAAGAGCTTTTATCTCCAGGAGCGAAAAGAATTTGAGTTGGTTGTGGTGAAACATTAGCAGCTATCCAAGCAGATTTTTGGTTGTTTAATGACACATTACCTGTGTCTGTAGTTAAAATTTTATAAGATCCATTGGCAGCTACACCGGCTGCAATAATTGCATCTGCTCCAGGTAGCTTTGTTAAGTTTTGAAAGAAATTTGCATTAGCAGCAATAGTGGCTGATTGTACAGCAGATGTAAGACCAAACCAATCTGTCATGTTGTTAAGAGAAGCTAGAGTTTGATAATAGCTTGTAAGAACTCCATCCATATCTATATATAAAGTTGTAGCACCTGACTCACAGTTTGCATTTAAGAAAGTTGTTAAATCATCGTTTGCTTCATAAGTATAGTTATCATCATCTACTTTTGTAATTGCATGTCCTGTATTTAAATTAAATCTACTTATAGGTATTTGTCCGATAGTAGGATAACAACTAAAACTTTCATTTACACCTCTAAAACGAACTACATCACTAGTAGCTCTGTTATGACTTGGCTCAAATACACTGATAGTTGTTGTTCCTGCAGTACCAGAATCAAAAGGATTTATATTTAATAAATTAGCTGTTGCTGGTTCTGCTCTAGCAGGTCTTGCATGTTGTAATCCTTGTGCATCTCCTTTTTGAATTTTAGGTTCTAACTGTGGGTGTTTTTGTTCAAACTCAGACTCATGAACTAATGATCCATTCCATTCTCTACGCATTTCTGTGTAAGGAAAAGCTAAACCACTTCTATCTGATATTGCTTTTGCATATTTACCTGAAGCGAAATTAGACATTTGGATAATACGCCTGTGGAGTTATGTAAGTGCTAGAAGAAGAACCGTCTTCTGTTAATGCTCTGTTAAACTCATCTTCGTAGAGCAGTTTTAAGTTCTGTACAAGTTCTGGTGAATTTTTTTGTGCTAAATAAAAAGCAAGACCACTAACCATACAAGGAACAAACCTGTAAGGCACGTCAGCATTATTACTGTATGCGCCAGCATCCTGTATCCTTTTAACATAGTATAAAGCCACAAAGTTGGATGCAGCTGAGGAGTCTGGAGTTGGGTAGAGCGTAACGACTGTTTTTTCTGGAAATCTTTGAACATAATATTGTGTCGGTGTTGATTTAGTTAATTTATTAGACAAACCAGAATATGTGGATCTATTTATTTTAGTAAGAGCCGAATCATTCTGAGTTGTCGTTCCCCTGTTAGTTCTATAAGTAGCTTCTAAAACGTCGTCAACGCCATTTATGCCATTGACAGGAGCTGTAGTTGCACTTGTTCCATCAGTAGCTGATCTATAGAAAATATACTCTGCTTGGCCTTCTACTAAATCTAAATTAGTAGTGCCTATTTCCCAATAGTGTAGACCTCTATTGGCCCATTCTTGAAACATAATGTCTAAAGAACGACGAGCAGATTTCATCTGATATCCGCCTACGACATCTAAACCGATTCTTTCGTAAGCTTCTTGAATAATCTCGTCGATAAAGAACGTACTCTCAAAAGTAGTTGTTCCTGATGTTGCCATCTAACCTCCTAGTTGAATGTTACTGTAACGCCACTAGTAGTTGTTAAATCTAAATAGACACCAGTTTTAAATCTTATTCCACTTCCAGGTATATAGACTTGTAGTCCTTCGTCATCAAATTTAAACTCATGAACTGTACCTGCTGCGGAAGTATTGTCATAAAGTTTAACAACACAGTTTGTACCGCCCTGTGCTTGAATAGATGTAACTCTACAAGGGCCTGTCACTAATTGTCCGTCAGCTGCTAGATGAGCTGTTCTCTGGTCAGATGTAAATGATCCACCGCCCATAATATATTCCTCCTAAATTTGTGGGGCCGAAGCCCCACATTAATTAATTACGCTGCGTCGTTAGCTTGAATGTATTCAATTACAATCTTGCCTGAGCCAGCAGTTGCGTTTCCAGTCGTAGCTTTTGCGAAAATAGAAATATCAGCATCTCCAATGTCGTCCCAAGTTCCTAGTACTGGTGCAAATACTTTGGCTGTATCAGCTGCTGCTACTGTTGTTGAAGCAGACAATTGGTTCGCCGTAGCGTCTGTTCCTATGCTGACTGCACCCGTTGTTGAGTTAGCCCATAAAGCATCAACAAAATATTGAATACCAATGATTGTGCTTTTTGCTGGAATTTTAATTCCAGTGTCTACACCACCAGTTGAGTTGTATGCAACAGCTGTTGAGCCTACTTGTGCCATAGTAACGAAACCAACGTTATCGCCGGAACCGGCTTTAATTGGTCCTGAAAAAGTAGTTGTACCCATTTGTTTTCCTCCTAGTTTAAAATAGCGTAGTCTCTAGGCCGTCTGGTCATGTCTACGCTTATTTCGAATATACGCTTTTAATGTAGTGATTGCAAATAAAAAGGGGCGCCGAAGCGCCCCTTAATAAGTTGTTTGATCTTAACGATTAAACACCTGGTGATCCGAAGATACCTCTAGGGTCAGACCAACCGAAGCTGTATCTTTCTCTAGCTTTGTATCTCATGTTGCCAGTTTCAAAATCGCCTTCCATGGCAGTTTTGATTGGAACACGAACCATGTGTTTCATACCATTAGGAACATCAGTCTTGATAAAGAATGCATCTGTATCAGTTAGGAAGTTGTTTACCACGTATCCTTGTGGAATCATTCCTTTTGATTTTAGAGCATTGATATCGTTGTCTGCAGTGCCAACTCTGTTTGCTGATTTCATAATTCTTTCAGCAGTGAATTGTAGAGCTGAAGGGATGATAAGTTTCATTCCGTTAGCAGCGATTTTTAAACCGCGCTCATCAGTCATTGCACCAATATCAATTAAGCATTGCTCAAGTGATGTTTCACTAAGATCAGCTGATACTAGTAGCTCGTTAACGAACTTACCTGCGATAGTCGGGTGACCACCAGATCTGCCAGCAGTTTGTCCAGAACATAAAGTTGCTCCGTCGCCACCAGTGTAAGTGCCGTTAAACGCTCTGTCTAATACTAGAGCTGCTTTGGTTTGCTTAGTTTGAGCCATAGATCTTGCTAGTGCCTTAGTATAACGAGTAGAAATCTTGTCATACAAGTTATCTTCAACATTCTCTTCAGTTAGAGAGAATGCGAGAGCAATTGTCTCGTGTTGATATCTTGCTGTGAAAGTTTCTTGCGCGTTATCATAAGATACTGCAGCACCTTCTGACTTCACACCAGCTTTGTCAAAGCCAGATAACATTACTTCTTCTTCAAAAGCTCTGTCACTGTTCTCTGTGTCAAAGATCTCAGCGTGTTGGTTTTCGTAGTTTTTGTACTCTAGTCCAAATAATGCATTTAGACCAGGCTCAAGCTCTTTAGCGAGCTGTTGTCTTGATATAGCCATATTATTGTCCTCCTGCTATTATTTGTACTTGTGTTCATTGATCAGAACTTCATAAACTAAGTTAGCTGAGCCTACATCGTTACGACCTTCTTTTTTAGAAAGGCCTACAACTTTACAGTTGAACTTGTTTGCTCCGCCAAAGTTAGCTGAATCAATTTCTGTCTTTGAAACACCAGTTGTTGTTGAACCGGCAGTATGCGCGATATCGCCTAGCTTACTTATATCCGTTGCTGCAGAAGCTGCATCACCTTGTATCTCAAATACTTGGTAAGGATCATCGTAAACAAAACAAGTCGTCGCTAAACTAGCGGCTTTTTGGTTACTAAATGTTGGTTTCCCGTTTGAATCGTCATAAGAAACACCCCAGAATACACCAATAGCGTTAGTTGCTGCTGTACCACCGTCGCCTGCTGCGAACAGTTGTACATCGCCTTCTGCTTCGTCGATCTTTACGATATCGCCTTGAAACAGGGCTGTAGCATAGTTAGCTAACGTGCTATAGCTATTCATTGCGGATGATGTTCCTCCGCCGATTTTTCCAACCGGACTGAAACCAAATGGGGCATCTAAATTTGCCATATTGTTTTTTCCTCCTTAAAGGTTTGTTGGTTAAATCGATGGTTAAATAAAGACTAGTCTTTACCTGAGCCACCAAAAGTTACACGGGTCTGACGCTCTTGATTGATCGCCACACCTGCTTGCTGTTCCTTCAAGACATCGTTTTCGAGTGCCTCGTTTTTACCTTCAGACATTGTCCTAAAGTAATCTTCACGAGACTTTGCGAGCTCTTCGGTTATCCTTGCCAGCACAAGGCCACCAACTCCAATCACTCCTGCGTATTTACCGTCATTAATGGTTGGAAAATCAAAATCAGGATATTCATCTGCTCTTACGAGCTCCCATCCTGATCTAATTTTGCCAGATATGTTCTTTGTATCATCAAAGCCCATACTCTCGACGCGCAACCATCTATGTCTATAACCGTCTGGCGCAGGCGGTGCATCTAATGCTGATGGGGGAGTCCAAACTTTAGGTTTCTCTTCTTTAACTCTAGTCTGACTCGCGCGAGAGGTTTTTTCTACTTTATTTGTCATGCTATGTCCTCCTTCGCGGCTAATTGTTTTGCATACTCTTCAAGTGGCACACCTAGTCTTTTCGAAATTGCTACCTGTGAGGGTGTGAGCTTCACAGTTCTTCGGCGTCCTTTTCCGGCCGGACGATTGGCACTTGCTACATTTTGAACAGGTTGTTCTTTAGTAGATTCCTTATTTGTATCAAATTTGTGTGGGAATTCAAGTCTAATTCGCTTGTCCACCTCAGAATAATACTCATCGGAATTTCCATCAAAACCTTCTTCTTCAACCAGCTTCTTATGTATATCAAATGCAGTGTAAGTCATTGCATTATCAGTACCAAACCAAGGATTTTTCTTAGCCCAAGCGTCTGCTTTAGGATCAGGTTGTCTCTGTGGTTGACGAGGCATAGGTTGTGTTGGCTCTGCCTTTTGATGTTCAGGAATTGGATTTTCGTCCACTTCCTTCATTCTAGCAAGTCTTGTAGCATCCATTGTCAGTTGTGCAAGTTCTGTTTGAGCAGCAACTTGACCTTCAATGTCATTTGCATTTATAGCTTGTGCTAGTTTAGATTTAGCAGCATCTAAATTAGTCGTAACTCTTTTTTCAAACTCTTTACTGTAGTCTGCATCCAAAGAGCTGTAACGCTTTCGCATTTTTTCAGCTGCATCTTTTTGTGTTTTTGCAAAAGTAATAGCTTCTTCTTTTTGCCTTTCAGCCTCACGCATTTTACGCGTAAGTTTAGCTATTCTTTTTTGAACACCTTCTGAGTATTCTGTTAACTCTTCTTTGTGTTCTGCTTGTTCAGTTTGTTCTACTGCTTCTTCAGCAGTAGTTTCTACTGCTTCTATCTTCTCTTCTTCTTGTGGTTCTGGCGCAGCATCAAGATCTATTTCAGTTTCTTGTTCGGCACCATCACCGACGTCGACTTTAGTTTCATCGAGCATAGTGTAGTCCTCCTATGATTACATTGCGTGAATCAAATCTTTAGGATCTTCTATCGTACCTAAGATTTCATCATCGTTTAACATTCGTATTTCCCCACCTTCAATCTCCATGCGTGATCCTGCATATCTTGCAAAGATCACCCAATCTTTTTCTTTGCACCATGGACCTGTAGGATATTTATCTTCGCCTCTATAACAAAGAGGTCCCATTTTTAAAACATAACCAACTTGTACAGCTGCTCGTGCTCGATCCAATGTTTCTTGTGCAATAATAATTCCGCCTTCACTTTTTTCTTTAACTCTAAAAGGCATGACTAAAATACGCCAACCCGTTGGGTCAGGTAATTTTTCTAAATTAGTTTTTTCTGGTGCTTCTGTAGCTGCTTTATCTTCAGCTTTATATTTATCTTCTAATGCGTGTGACGTTGTTTGGGTCATTCGGTTCTGGCTCCTTTGGTTCTAGCAGGTTAGAGAGTTCCTGATTTATTATATCGATACCGTGTATCTTACCTATTATATATTTGTATTCTTCCATAGTGTCAATCCCTCCGTTTACGAGAGTTTGGGCGAGGACTTCCATCTGGTCTTGCATCAGCCTTCTCATTTTGTATATAGCGTTTATCGGGTCTGTAGCTTCTGACATTTAGTTTCTCCTTATGTCCTAATTGTGCCCAGAACTCATCAAGTGGGTTCTTGGGCTTATCTTCCCCCATTTTTCCCCCTAATGTAAAATTAAGTCAATCCTACTTTTTCTTGAAAATATCTACGCCCTTGAGTCCGTATATGCTAGCGACCACGCCGACAAACAGCGTCTGGTACCAGAAAGGCAGATTGTTAAACTGCTCAAAGAACATATGCAGTTTTTGTTGTATCTCTGGATCATCACTAAATACACTCCATATCAATAAAATCACGGGTGCGCTCACGAGAATAAGAACGAATTCGTCCTTCCATCCTTTGTCGTTTGACTGTCTTACAGCTGCTTGATACTCGACTTCGCCGTTTGCCATTTTTTGTGCATGCAACATTGCAGCATCTGACTCGAGCATTTTGCGCTTCTGTCTGTTACTCATTATATGTGTGCCAGCGCCGACTGCTAATTTGACAATGTCAAGTATCATATGATTATGTGATTATTCCTATTAGAATTATGACGATGATAGCGGCACCGATGACTTTGGTTTTCCAACCCATCTCAGTCCACTTGTCTATAATTTTATCTTTTAAGTTTTGGATCATGTTGTCCTCCTCTTCTTATTTACACCTGCTTCGCTAAGCGCGATAGCTATGGCTTGCTTCTTATTCTTAACCTTTTTCTTAGATTTGCCAATATTTAATTTTTTATTTTTAAACTCACGCATAACCTTACTGATTTTCTTTTCTTTTTTCATTATACAATCATGTTTGCGTATTGATATGCGTATTCATCACTATAACCATAACTCTTCATTTGATTAAAAACTTGCATCTGTATAGCATCAAAATTAGATGTATCTACCGGAACTTCAGTTCCTTGTAACCAAGAAGCTCCTGTTCCTTCGTCTCCTGATGAACCTTGTTGTGTATTTTGTGTATCATTTAAATACGCCATGGTTTCTGCATCATTTGTGTTATCTCCTCGGTTTGCCGCGGTGTCTGCTACATTTTGCATTAGGCCCACACCATATTCTCCGTATTGTCCATAAGGGTTTGACAACATTCCTGACACTTGACCAAACTGATCCGGGTTCATTCCTTGTGTAGGACCTGCATATGAAAAGCCCAATGATTGTGCTTTTTGTGGATCAACATACGCTCCTTTGTAACTTTGATTAACACCTAAAGCTTGAGCAAGTCCACTGTTTGTAATTCCAAAACCCACAGATCCTTGTATGGTTCCTTCGTCATCTGTTTTCATAACGTCTTTAGCATCAATTAAACCTTCTGCTATAGCTTCTGTTACAGTCATTCCAAGTTCATTACTGTAGTTTGCAGAATCCATACCATAAGCCGGTTGTCCCATAAAAGCTCGTGCTAATTGATAACCTATTGTTCCTTGTGTTCCTACTGCACCTAAAGCTTTAGCAACTGGTTCAACTCCATATTGTTGAGTTAACCCATAAAGATCAGAAGCTGTAAGACCAGCCATAGCTGTTTTCCCGATAGCATATCCATAATCTTCTGCTGTAGCATCGTCAGGAACACCATACATTGCTTGACCAAGGTTTGCAAAACCGTCCATTACAGATTTCGCTTGGGCTGCAACGGATTGTTGGTTTAGTCCATATGCCATCATGCCTTTTAAAGAAGTTTCATTAAATGCCTGTTGTAGATCTCCTAGTGGTACACCAATAGATTTTGCATATTGAGACATTTGTGCGTGTGTAATACTTTCAGGATTAACCATTGATAACTTGGTTTTCATCGCGTCATACAATTGTTTTTGTACAGGTTTTGTTAGGTCGTATGTTGTTGCCAACACATTATCAGCATAATCTTGTGACATTTGCATGTAGTCTATTGTGTGTGGACCACGATAACCTTGTTCGTTCTCTTCTCTTCCTGATACAGGACCAATTCCACTATGAACTGCCATTCCATACTGATCAGTTACTACTCCACCACTATGGTTGACATACCCACCATATTGGTCTTGTTGCATGTCCATAAAAGATTGAGTAACGTTTCCGTAGGTTGGTGTAGTTTGTATTCCAAGTGAAGGTGTTGAATGAGCAACTTGTGTAGCACCGAAAGCGTGTTGGTTGTTTGCTCCAAAAGCATCTCTGTCACCTCGAGTACCTCCTGGGTTACCACCAGCTTCAGCGTCTCCTTGACCAGGACCACCTCCCCAACCATCATTATAGTTAGGAATGCCTTTTGGCCCGTCGTGTGGAGGATTACTGTCGTATAAATCTAATTTTTCAAGTAGCTTTGCTTCTTCTGGAGTGATGTATGCTAATTCAACTCTATGTTCACCTAGTCCATATGCTCTAGGAATACCTGACACTAAATTGTCACGCATCCCGTAAGTTTGCTTATCTCGTTTTGTTAAATGGGCTAAACTCACTTTTTCTCCTTAGATACGACTTGCATTTGTTTTATTCCGTCTTTTGCAAGAGTAACAGCCGCTCTAAGTTTTTGGTGCTCATCATCTTGCTGTAATTTTTCGTCAAACTGACTTTTACCTGTAACAAGCTTCAACATTTCCATATTTGCTTTTTCTTCGCCTTCATCTTGTTTTCTTTGTTGTTCTTGAGCTTTAATTTGGACTTCATCTGACTTCAGACGCAATAATGGGTCGTTATCAAGCTGGTTTAGCACTTTTTTCTCTTCTTCAACGTACTCATTAAGGTGTGAAGCGATCAATTGTGCTTTTCTGGACTCAATTTTACCTGTTTGTTGCTGAATTTGCTGATTCATTTGCAAAATTTGCGGATTTTGAGCCCCTTGAGGCCCTGCTTGTTGTACAATTTGTTGCATTTGCTGTAATTGAGCCATTTCTTCCTCAAATTCCATTGCAATTTGCTCTTGAGCCATCAAAGTTATGTGTTCCATGCAGTTTTTTTGCAATAATGCAAGTGCATTTGGGTTATTTCGAGCCATAAAGGTGCCCATAAACGTCAAATGTGCATCCATGTGAGCTTGATGGTCTTGCCCTGGGAATGCTTGAAATGGTTTTCCGGCCATTGCTTGCATGTTTTCCATAGCTGGATCCATTGGAGTTGGTTTTTTAGGTGGTGGAAGAACGGTGTTAACGTTTTTTACACCTAATGCTTCATACATGTTTCTATAAGCTTCATAAAGATTATGCATTTTTGGATTAGACATAGCTAGTTGTAACTCTGCTTGTGCAATACTAATTCTTTGTGTTTGAGAGAAAATGTTTGGATCAGCAACAGGAATAATATCTATTCTATCGTCAAAGTCTCTTGCAAAAATTTGATTCTGACCACCAATAACGTCATACGGATATTGTGGAGGTAAATAAGTTGCAAAGCATTTTGACAATAACATAAACTCACATTTCATTGCCGCATATAATCTTTTGTGAATAGCAGACATAACCCGCGATCCACGCTCCAATAATGAGACGGTCGTTCCAACCGCTGCACTTTGATTACCATCACCAACTTGTAAATCAGCAATAGACGCGAAACGTTGACCAGCGCCTACGACAAAATCTAATAGTTGTAACAATGTAGGATTGGGACCTTTAAATGGTAACGGCATAAACGCGTCACTTAAATTTCCACCAGGTGCATCTACATCACGAAACTCGCCCGGCTGCAACGGTTGAGCTTCGTCTCTGACGCGGATGCCTCTTTGTTTAAATCCGGCCGGGAGATTAGCCAAGGTGCCGGCATCTAAGAGTTGTCTTAGTGCTGCGGTGGCAGTTCGTGATAAACCGCCTATCATGTGGATAAGGCCGAATCCATAAAACCCGAGTCCTGGTAAAAATTTAAAGTGAACAAAATAATCCTTTTTCTTTTTCAAAGGATCTTGTGCGTCGTAGTTTCTACGAATAGATAAAACTCTACCTGAGCCTTCATCAATAGAAACTAAATAAGGAACTTTTAATCCTGAAGGTTCTCCTTCTGGACCAACTTCCTCAAAACCTGGTAAATCTAAATTAGTGTGAAATTCTAAAACAGAATAAATTTCATCTTCGATAGGATCAACTCCACTAAGTTGATCTTTCTTATCTGTAACTTCATCTGCATTATGATTTTCTTCAACCTCTATGTCAGAATAAAAACCTGACAATTGTTGTTTTAATAAATCATTACCTGACATTCTTATCTTGTGAATAATAACATCAGTGTCATCTAAACTTGTTGAAGTATACGGAACATACAAATCTTCTGCTGGTACAAACTTAGAAACACAACGACCTAGTAGTGAGTCGTAATAAACTTTTTTAAATGTAGAACCTGATAGTGGTAAGTTAAATAACATTTGGTCAAACTCTGGTTCGTACTCTTTCATGTTAACCATAACTTGATAGTTCATAAAATCTTTAACACGATCAGCTTGGTCTTCTTTTTCTGGTGTAACGACTCCAACAATCTGTGTTCTAACTGGACCATCAGCAGGAAGTAACTCTTTATAAGCTAAAGACTGAAACTGTGTGACTGCTTCTGCTAAAACTGGGTGGGTGGCACCGGACGCCCCTCTAAATGGTTCTGCTCTATCTTCGTACTTAAAACCAAGAAGGTCCATACCTTTTGTGTATGTGTTTTCCCAATCTTGTCGTGAAGATTTACAGTCGTCGTATATTTTTAAAAGATCATCACTAACTTTGTGCAAAGTATGTTCATCTATAATATCAGCAAGATTGCCGTCATGCATTTGTCCACCAGGTTGGTTTAAAGCAGATGGATCAAAATCTATTTCTGCTCCACCATCTTCTAGTTGTGTTATTTCTACTGGTTGTTGGTTTTGATGCTGTTGCATCATAGCCATTTGCGCTTCTGCTTGAGCAGCTTTGCCTGGCAATTGCATCTTTGTTCTAGGTCTTGCAAAGTTTGCTGGTTTGTCTATAGCCATGATTGTTTCTCCTTAAATTTTGTACCTAATCCAACCATACCACCTTTTGCAAATGTTCCTTCAGGGTCAAACGGTTCTGGTTTTCCTCTTTGGTTGGTTATAAAGTCTGCTACTCGTTCTTCTGTTTTTTGTGCACCTGTTTTAACAGCAGCTTCCCAATTTTCTACACCACCTTTTAATGAACCATAATCTTCAGCACCAGTTTCTATCCATCCTTGTTCTGGGTGTTTTGTCATTTCGTCAACAACAAACGTTCCTTCTTTTTGACCTGATAGCTGTCCAGTTCTTGCGTTTATCGCCGTTTCAGGAGCGTAATATGTCATAGTAACTAATTGTGATTCATTTCCTCTACCAGAAATTTCTATCATTCCTGTATCTACGTTTTCTTCTAAACGAATTGGTTCAATACTTATATCTGGATCCTTTAATTCATAAACTACGATATTTGGTTCACCGCCCTTTACTTCAGCATAAGTAGCAGGTCTAGCTGTTCCGTTAGTTCTAATTTTATCTACTAGTAATGGAAACCATGCTGGCATACCGCTTGCTGTCATAGCTGGAGCTGTTGCAGCTGCTGTTGTTGCAGATTTTGTAAACAATCCTTTTCCACCTGTAGCCAAAGCCGCGAGCCCCGATCCCATCAAACCTAAGAATCCTCTACGACCCATTTTCATTTTATCAAGTGGGTTACCACCACTATCTAAACCTACACGACCACCTTTTTCCATTTCAGGTTTACCTAGTATGTTGGCCATGTCCGTTGGAATATTATCTTCATACATTCCGTCTTCTAGTTTTTGACTCATGCGTCGAAGTTCATTAGCAATCACTTCTGCTTCTTCCATCCGTCCTTCAGCCACAGCTTTTTCCATTGCCATCTTTGCTTCAGCGATTTCCATGGATACAGCATCTCCTATTTTTGTGTCTCTTTCATATTTTGAAATCGTATCTTCTATAAACTTATCCGTCATGTAATCGTCTGTTTTTTGTGTATCAATCTCTTCCACTGCATCACTTAATATTTTGTTTCTTTCTGATTTCATTTTATTAATTTTTCCAAGATCCCCTGTTATATTATCTAAAGACTGATCTACGTTTTCAATTCCCTCACGTCTTTTAATCTCTTTATCAAGTAATGTTTCTTCAGGAGCTTTGTAAAGCTGAGGTTGTAAAACAGAGTCTATGTAAGAAATCGCTGCTTTTCTTTGTTCATCATTAAAGATTCCAAACTTGTCACCACTTGCAACAGCATCTCTAAACGGCCCAAGTAAAAACGGATTATCTTTGTGTTGTTCAACCATTTCTTTTAAACGGTTCATTGCAGCATCATTGTTCTGTACACCGATGTTCGTAACACCTCCACCGGTTGATGGCGGAGTGCTTTTTGGTCCAAGATATTTTGATGACGCACCATCTTCTTTTACATACAGCATTGGATGTTCTGGATGGTTTCTACCTTCCAATAACCAAACTAGTTCATCTTCAAACGTATCACTTTCTTTAAGTCCAAACCCCCCACCTGACAGTCCACCCTTTTTCTTAATTGCAACTGCAGCTTTAACTTCAGCTTCTCCAAATGTATTAATTAAATTATTTCTAAACATTTCATTTGGAATGTCTTGAACAAGATCAACATCAACACCACCGTATTGATTGAAGTCATAATCTTCATCCATTTGTTTTTGCATCGGTGATCGGGCTTCCCTTATGTCATCATAAATAATTCCAATCTCTTCTGTAAGTTCAGGTGTAAGGAAACCTTGTTTGTGTTGTGTTTCAAGAAGTGGATCTAAATCTCTTGCAATAACATCTAGGTTGTCGGTTTCTACAATTCGTTTTGGATCATCTGGTAAATAACCACTGTTAAAATATTCTGCTATTGCTTGTTTAAAATCTCTAATCTCAGAAGGATTTGATACGGACCGACCCGTACTCCTCATGTTTTTCAAAAATAGATTAAAGTATCTCATACTCATTAGTAATATGTCCTCTTACGTTCAGGAAGTTCCTCGTCCTCGTAATCTTCGGGGTGTTCAACGAAACCACCTTGTCTAAATCTCATTACTGCTTGAGTCATGCTGTCCACTAGGTCATCGTGTTCGCCTAATGGGAATGCAGCGCATTCCTCAATCATTTCATCAGCAAACTTGCGATCCGGATACCAAATCATACCTGACTCAAATAACGGAGCAACAGAGTTCACTCTAGTATGTTTATCATTTCCCTTGCTAGGTGTAAAGTTAATAACTGGTATACCCATCTTACGTAATTCATAGGTCAAAGGTAGTCCAGACGCTTTTGCTTCAATTATAACAGTTTCTGGCTTCCAGTAGTCAAACTGCTCTTTTGCTATTTTTCTAAGATCAGGGAACTCATATCTATCCTTAATTACATCAAGAAGAATAAGCGCAGGTCCGCTGTCCTCGTTTGGTTGAAACACGCCCCACGTAGATATGGCGCTGTAGTCGGCGGTTTCTTTCTTCATAAATGCAGTATCATAAGATTGTATTACATGTTGCAATGGTGGGAGTTTGTCCTTTGGCCATTTCTTCCACCACTCTCTTTTGATAATAGATCCTTCAGCTGCTGTCGGGTTTTGCTGGTACTGTGCATTCCATTTTAGTACACTCACGGATGCTTTCACCGCTTCTAATTCTTCTAGTTTCCAGTATCCTGGCCATACTGGTTTGCCTGATGGTAATATTGCGGGGAACTCGATCACTTCCCACTGGTCTGACTTTGGTTCTTTTTGTGCTTTCATTAGCTTACCTGTCAGGTCAGCAACTGACCATCGAGTCATCACAACAATTATCCTACCTCCTGGTTGCAAACGTTGTCTAGGACCTGATGTATACCATTCGTAAACCCTGTCGTACGAAGCGGGGTTCATGGCATCTTGTTCAGAATGTGGGTCGTCAATGATAAGTAGATCCGCACCACGACCAGTTATCGATCCACCAACACCGGCTGCATAGTATTCACCACCTTGTTCTGTTTCCCATTTACCTGCTGCTTGTGAGTCTTCTCGTAATCTTGTGTTAAATACTTTCTGATAATCTTCTTGGTCAATTAATGTTTTTGCTTTCCTACCAAAACGAACTGCAAGTTCTGCATTATTTGTTGCTTGGATAATTTTTAAATTAGGATTATTACCAATCATCCATGCAGGTAAAAAGTTTGATGCAAATTCTGATTTTGTATGTCTAGGTGCCATATTGATAATTAATCGCTTGAGCTCGCCGCTTGCAACGCGATTAAATTTTTCTGACATAATTTTATGATGTTCACCTTCAATAAATTCAGGCCACATATATTTTACAAAAGATAAAAAGTCATCTCTAACAGATTGGTCTTTTTTCTTTTGATCAAGCAGTAATGCTGCTTTTAAATATTCCTTTTTAGTATCTGCAGGTAATTGTTCTATCTGATCTGGAGTAAGCATTTGAAAAAAAATTTATTATAATTTTTGCACTTCCCTTTTTGAGTGAAAATGAATTTAGCACGTATCTATTTATGAAACAAGGCTATATATGGTAACTATTGGGACCCCTTTATACTAAATCTGGTGTACCCCCGCCCCTTAGATTTATATACCCCTGTTTCTTTAGGGACCCCTAAAGTGTTTGACATCTGGTCGCAAATAGGGTTAATATGTGGGAAATTAATAGAAAGGAAAATACAATGGGATTTATTATACCAGTTATACTTTTAAATATCTGTGGGATACTGATGGCAGTCGCAGGTCACGCCCTCTTCGGACTTGCATTGTGTGGTCTGTCATTCTTATACATTGCAAAACAATTCATTGATTAACACACGCCCTCTTCGGAGGGCAACCCCCCATCAGTTCAAGCTACAAGCTCCAAGCTCCAAGCAACAAGCGAGAAAGTAAATAAGGTTAGTCAGCTTGCGTGCTTATCCCTTAGACTAGTCCTAGCTATCTCTTATCTACTTTCTCTATCCACATATCTATGGAATATCGTTGTTGGGGGTTTTACAGATATGACTACCATACCCCCAACAATCCTAATTCACTAGAGAGAAGCCACTTGTACTTGCATTAACAACTACAAGTTCTGGCTCTTTATCGTCTAGCTTTATGTTATTCATAGCTTGTGAAAGTCTTGTCTTGGTCTGTTCACTTACTATGGATAATTCTCTACCAATGTCTGTGTTATCAAAGTTCACACA